CCTTGAGTGCCATTTCTTACCATCTCCTTCAGGGCCTTCTCCGCAGCCTCCTTGCCCTTCACCTTACTGCCATCCGGAAGCTCATACCAGCCGCCACCGGTATGCTTTATTTGCGGGGTAACCACCTTAGTCTGATACGTCACCCTAACAGCAAGCCGCCGCTGTTCTAATGCCTTGCCCAGTCCCTCACGAACATCAAATTCGGTACCGCGAGGGACAAGGCCCCCCGCCGGCATCAGAAAAGTGCGGAGGGCCTTCATCCTCACAGTCATGATTTATCACTCCTAACCTTAAGCTCCACCATTTACCGGTGCTTCTACCGGTGCTTCATCGAAAGTTACGGCCACAAAAGACTCTGGTCTGAAAATAGTGAAGGCCAGTCGTTCCTCACAAAGTACCGCTACCATATTTCTGGTGAAGTAATCGTCATGATGTTCGCTTACCCGAATAGAGGCCTGTTCTCTGTCCCAAATCATGGCACCCATCTGGAAAGCACCTAGCAGGCACTCACCGGCCTGGATTGCAGTAGTATCAACTACAGGGACCCTCCAAAGTCTCTGTTGTCCACCTTCAGTCACCGTTACCCAAATATACCGACCATCGTCCCCTTTGGCAAGTTCGATGTCTTCCCAATCCTGCGGGTTCATTACGATGCCAGTCACGGGATACTCAGCTAACCTTGCTTTAGTGATGGCTCGCCTTACAGCATCAATTTTGGTATCGCCTACTTGCCCAGCACTCCAGTTATACGTTTGAATACCGGGATGGGTCATAATGCCCTGGATATCGCCGCCTGTTCCAGAACCGTAAAGCAACTTGCTCTCCTCTTTCAACTTCAAACCGTAAACCAGCCTTTGGTCGATGTAGCTCCTAAGTTGTGCAGCGTCAGCAATGATTTGCCTTGTCGCTGGTATCCAGTGGGCGATGGTCTTAACCGATTCCGTCTTCAGTTCGAAGGTCAGGTCGGACTCGGGTTTCAGATCGCCCTCTGGTACGACATCTGCTTGATTAGTGAACCCAGTTTCCTCCACATACTCTATAGCATTGCTGGTAGTTGTGGCCACCGGTAATAAATCCCGTATCCGCAGCGGCCGGTCTTGTGGTGCAATAATCTGTGGATACCGGTAAGGCTCCACTAAGACACCAGCGGAAGCGGAGTCAGAAGTTAATCCCTTGACTATAAAAGGATCGGAAGACTTGGCGTCCCTGGAAATCATGGACTTATACTGCTCAGATTCCACAAACTGCTGTCCAATGGACTTCGCAGGTTCGCTGCCTCCATACCAAGGCCTCTGACTGGCTTTCTGCAGCTCGATTATTTCGTTGTTGAGCTCCACGATCCGCTTGTCCAGTTCATCAATGGACTTGGCCGTCTTTGCAGAGGTTTCACCGTGCGCCTTAATTTCCTCGGCCTGCTTATCAAGCTGGCCTTTTAACTCATCAGCCGTCTTTTTAAATTCAACTAGAAGTTCTTTTAAATCCATTATTCTCAACCTCCAAAAGTTAGTTTTCTATAGGTTCTCAACTCATCTAGCACCGACTGGAATTCTTCCGGGTCAATGCCATCCAACATTGGCGGCTCCTGGCCCTTCGGAGTGGATTTCTCCGGCTCCTCGGCAGCCTCCAGGAGTGCCTGAAGTGCTTCTATAGCAGCCTCTACCTTCTGCCGGTTGGCAGCTGAGAGGACACGCCCTGCCTTTAGGTACTGCTCCAGTTGGGGGATACGTTTAAGCAACCCTTCCAACTCCATATTTTTAACCCCGGTAATGACCGCCTCCTCATTGGCGGCGAAGGTTACCGGGCTGAATTCATACAGCTTTAGCTCCTTCAGATGAACGATCCGCTTGCCGTCCTCCAGCTCCTCAATTTCACGCTTGACAACGTCATAACCGATAGACAACCGGTCCACCACGCCGTCCTTCATCAGCTGGAGCCGGTCCTGATTCTCATTGGTCTTGGATACCTTGGCCACCACATAGAGGCCCTTGCTGTCCTCTTCCATGTGCTTGGGCAGCCCCATCGGCTCATAATGTCGCCAAAGCACTTTAATCAAGTTTTTTGGTAAGCGTTCTTGGATTGTTTTTTTGAAAGCCCCTTTTTCGACTACGTCTCCAACTAGGTCTGTATTGCCAAAGGTGCTGGCATACCCTTCAAACTCGTTTTTCTCAAGGTCAACCTTAACCTCAAAAGGGAAACTTTTTATTTCCACTTTTCCCTACCTCCTCACTTCAAATGTTTCTGTGCACCGGCAGTTGATGGTCTGACTGGCATCTGCTCCCAGGCTGGTATCTCCAGGGAACATTAGCTCGCTACCGTCTGGCGCTTCAAAGGGGTCTGATTTCCCTCTTGTTTGGCCATCCATGTCTGTATGGTCATCCCGCACCCGGTCGTCCCGGGAGGACAACCACACCCTCTCATATTCAAGCCCTGTCTGTTCGGCAGCAAAATGGCTGCCACTATTGGAGGCAGCCACCACTTCGGTCCTTGCTATCATCATCGCCCTTCTCACCGAGAAGTCCTGATATTTGCGCCGCAGCCTCCGGGCTATGCCCGGGGTGCTCTCGCCTTCCTCAAAGCCCAGGGCAATCTCCCGCTTTATCATGTCTTTGGTGGTCCTACTAATCTTGGTCACCTTCTCGGCCACCACTGCTTCTATCCAGTTCCGGACATTTCCCAGCCAAGGGTCAAACTCAAACTTCCTACTAGTTGGCCCGTAACTCTTTGCCAGTGCTTCACCCGTTTCCTGGCCGAAGTCCTCCATCACAGCCACATATACCCCAGTCATCAGGGTTTCCCACTCTGTCATTTGTGCATCTATCGCCCCATCCACATCCCGGCCCTGCTCGTATGCTTCGGACACTGCCTTGCCTTCATCCCTAAACCGCTTGCCCACCAGTTGGGCTACTTTCCGTTCCCAGTTCATCCGGCGGCGGTCAAAGGCTTTCCAGTAGGCGGCCTTCTGATTTTCATCGGATAGGTTCCATGCTTTGTTCTGCCTGGCCTTGTCACCGCCTTCTGGTTCTGGTATTGCCATTCCAGCCGGCAACAAATTCATGCCAAGGTATCCTACTTCACCGCCGGGAATATCGTCAAAGCCCAACTCCAGCTGCTGGTTGATCTGGTTAAAGGGTACCCCCATTGCCCACAAGGTTTGAGCTGCTTTTATTTTTTCGTGGTAATTATCCTGGATAGCTTCAACATTACTGACGTCAAACTCCAGCATCAGGTCGTCCCCGAATTCGGGGGTCAAGGCTAGGTTGAAAGCTGATTGCAGGTCCTCCAAGAACGGGATCACCGTATCCAGCCAGAATATTTTTCTGGCCGTTTCAATATTGGCCAGGGTAGCGTTATCGTATATTCCCACCATCGGCGGCGGGACTTGGAAGATGGCACAGATTTCTTCACGGGTCATCCGCCGGCTTTCAATGAAGTCCATCTCAGCCGGTGACAGGCTCATTTGATGCCAGGTAGCATCCCCGCCCAGCACCCAGGGAGTGCGGGCATTATCAGCACCCTGGTGTTGCTCCCTGACTTGTCTCCTGGCTTCTTCCCACTGGTCCTTTGTTAGCGGTTCCTTGAAGCTAAACACCCCGTCCGTAATAGCCCGGTTCTGCAGGGCCACCTTGTTCCATTGCACCGCTTCAATGTCAGTATCAACGGTCCGGGCTCCGGCCTGCAAGGGAGACATCCCCCAGTACGGATTGGCCGGGTCAATGAACATAACATGAATTATATCTTCAGGCTTTATGCTGTGCTTTACACCGTCTCTCTCGTATTCGTACCGCTCAATGAACTTCTTTTGGCTGGGCACCGGCTTTACTCCATCCGGTCCTATTGGCCACAATTCTGCCACTACCCCACCGGCTCGTATCTTTGTCCAAAGACCATTTCCGCCCAAATAAAGATGAGCCGTCAACCTTTCTATAAGGTCCTGACCGCTCATGTATGGGTTTGGGTTCTTTATAAGTTCCTCAAGTGGGTGGCCGGGTATTACTTCCCATTCACCGGATTTTGTTCGCTGGCTGACCACCCACGGTACGCTGGCCACGGCTTTCATTATGCGATGAATACATGCATATACCCACGTACTGGCCTTGAACCCGTCTCGGACGGCTTTGTCCGCGCTCCAGTCCGTCCATATTGGCTTCCCGCTCTGCCATACCGGCAGCAGCTGGCCGGCGGTTACACTCTTCATTTCCTGCGGCGATACGCCGAGCAGCCACATGCCTAGGGCCTGGCGCAAAGATATTCGCTTGTTCATGTGTTCGATCTCGCCTCCTTCCTAGGCCCTGCCGATGAAGATGCCTGTATGTCTGCTAAATCTAATAAGTGCCTGAGTCATAGCATCTACCTGGTCGTCATTCGTGCCGTTAGGAAATACCGTACATTCTTCTATGAAATCGTGAACCCAGGGCGCATTACTGGGGTCCGGCAAGTAGACGTTGCCGGCTTCAACCTCTGGCGATACTGCCCAAGCCCTGGATTCTTTGCTTCCTTGGGGCTCAACCGGAATAAGTCCGCTAATCTCTTTTTTGAGCGTCGCAATCACCGCCGGGCCGTTGGCCTTATCCTCAACTAGCTTTACCCTTGCTTGCGGCCATTTTGCCGACAGGGTTCTGACAGCTTGAATAGTGGCCGGGAAATCCATTCTATCTCTAACCTGATCTAACAGATACTTATCTGCACCTTTGCGCCCCCAAACCTGACCAACAACAAAGTCTGCCGTCTTGGTATCTTTGAAAGTCATGTCCCAGCTTTGGATTATCTCATCGAATTTGTCCGGTGCTTTACGGTAGAACTTCCACCAATGACGTTTCAAAATGCCGCCTTCTTGCGGTGACGGCCGTTGCTGATAGAGTGCATTCCACCAAAAAGATCCAAGCCGAACCTTGGTTTTCTCCAATGTTTCTTTTGTAAAAAGCTGTGGGCAAAGTGGCTCTCCTAGCTGCCGGCCAAGCATGTCGTCATCCTCAGCCAGGGCCGGCAGGTTCACCACTTCCCATTTGTCGCC